ATTGAGTTGATAGTGCTGCTCACCGGCTTATGCCCCTCCGTATCGTAAACGTGCCTTCTAATATGCGGAACACGTTGCTGTTAGCATCTGTTATCTCGAGATCATAAACGCCTTCGGTGGCTACCAATCCTTCTGTGTCAGATGCGCTAATCGTAAGCGTAACGGTGCCAGCGGATGCACCAAGCGCGATCCGTCCGTTACCTGTTGTAAGTGTTAATAATGAGGACGTTGCATCTGGGTCAGTACGCAAGTCCATTTCTGCGCTCGTGTAGCCAGTCAGATTGACTACTGAGTCTGATGAATCTTTGAGCGTTAGCGTGTGACCGAATGTTGCCCCTTGCTCAATTATAAAGTGGTGAAACCCAGCGCTCACGGCCTACTCCCATATCGCGCTAGCCCTCTTTCTTCTTAGGTCTTCCGCGCTTCTTTGTTGTCTTTTTTACTTCCTCAACCGGCTTTTCTTCCCACGCCTCATTGACATCTGGCGTTTCCGGGTCATCAGCCTTAAACGAGCCGTCTTCATTTCGCGCCCTTACCATTTCTGTTTCCGGCTCTTCTGCCACCTCTTCGGGTGCATCTACCTTTACTTCTACAGCCCAACCATTGGACATAAAAGTTTTCATTAATTCATCTTTCCAAGGCTCATCACCGTCCACTATTTCATCAAGAGCGTAGAGCCTTGCGTCCGTACCATGCTCATTGGCTGAGCCAGCTTTAGGAACTATTATCTTGTATTGAGCCATCTAATCCTCCAAAAGGATTGGGGGGCCGAAACCCCCCGTCACCTTATACAGTGCTGCTTGTGTCAGCGTCCACATTATGTCGGGGCGAGCCCTTGATAACGGTTGCTGATATTGGCGTACCGTTTGAGTGTGAGCCAGTAAAATCGGCTACCACTCTGATATACCGCGATCCACCCACATAACCAATAGTGGTTATCTGTGGTGTTTCGCCGTTTGCATCCAAAGTCAAGAAGATGCCACTGCTGTCAACAGTTCCGTCAGTTACAGACGTTGCCGCTGTTACTGCCGTGTAAGTACTGTCGTCGCTTGACTCTTCCAACTTGAAGTCTACTTTGACTGAACCAGAGAGTGTATCTCCCTCAACGCCAGTGCTGACAACTACAGTTGCAGATTCAAAGAATTGAAGGTCTACGCCTGTGCCGTTTGTGTCACTGGTGCCAACTACGGGAGCAATACTTTGGACAGCTGCTATGCTATTCGCTAAGTCTTTCATTTATCCTCCTAGGTAGAGCACTTCTGCTTGACGATTGCTTCAGCCAAGATAACTTGACCACCTACTCTTCGGCGTGCCACATAACGCACGTTTCCAGATGTCGCTTGTGTGAACGGGTCACGCAAGACAGCCATCTGTACTCTGTCAACAATCATGTAGGCTCTGCTAAAGTCACCGAATGCGACAGGGAAAGTTGCACTTCCTTCGCTTGGCATGTCTGTGGCTTCAACATAGGGATAGCCGAGAACCGTGTTCGTCGCGCCGCCCTGTAGAGAGAACCCTGCTTGGAATACATACTGGCCAGCAGTATCTTTCAGCTTTCTAATTGATGAAAGAGTTGTACGATTAAACACAAACGTACCAGCTCTTGCGTACTCGGACTTAATACCATGTACCAAAGAGATAAGACCGTCTGCAGTAATCGCTGTTGCATTTCCAGATACGACTTGACCAACACTAGAGTTAGTCATAAAGCCTTCTGGTTTACCAACTGCATCACCCGTAACGAAAGCGGTACCCTCTGCAAGCGCGAACCTTTCAGCAAACTCTTGTTGCATTTCTGACTCAAGATCAAAGACAGTGTCTTCTAAGTCTTGCTCAGAAATATCAACGAGCGCGTAATGTTCGTGCGCTGGTATCTCTTCCAAACCAACTGTGTAACCAGTTGTCTCAGATCGTGTTCCCGATTCTGCTACCCACTCAGCAGAGAATTGTCCGGTTCTTTTAGGAACTTGTATGCTTCTCTGTGCGGTAGATCTAATTCTCGCAATAGAACGAATTGGGCTGATCTCCGTAATTGTCTTAATAAGCTCTCTGACATATTCAGGTGGTGCTAAATACCCACCAGTTGTGTCGTTGCTTACCGTAAGCGCCTTTACTTCATCAGGCTCTAGTCCTTCCTTTCCTTTTCTGCAATATGCGTCAAAAGCCTTGACCGCCATATCAACTTGTTGTCCATCAAAGCCAGAATTTGGTCTTGTTACAACGGTGTGCAACTCTTCCATCTGGTCTTTAATAGCTTCCTGCGCCGCTTCTTGCTTGATAAGGTTTTGATTGAGGTCCTCGAAGGAGTCCATTTTAGCCTCTATCTTGGCTAATTTTTCATCCAATAATGGATCAATCACATCCTTTTCAATGTTCTCAAGCTTCTGATCATGCGCTTTTTTGAATTCCTCAAACGCAGACCCAAGCTCGCTGATAGCGGATTTTGTTACCTCTTCCATATCAGTTACCTTGCTTCAGAATGTTGGTTAAAGATTTTATTGCCAAAAGATCCTCGTCATCAGGGGCATCTCGCACCGTCAACTGTTCCACAATGGCCTTGGCTGCTGCCTTTGCTTCTGATCGGGAAATTGAGAAAGCATCGCGCAGTCCGTTCTCCCATTCTCTAATAGAGATTTCTGCTCCCTTAACCGATCTCACCATAGCTTTTGGATTCATCGGAAAGGTAACGAGAGAAACCTCCATTAAATCTACTTCTTCAATAACGCGCTTTTTTGTTCTGCGCTCGTATGAATAACCCTTCGGGTCTACTTTAAAACCTATAGAAAGGCCATCTAGAGCACCCATCTTCATAAGCTCATAAGCTTCGCGACCGGCTTGTGTCTCTAGAGCTAATCTGCCCTTCACAAACAACCCCTTGTCATCCTCTCGAATCTCATCAAACACACCAATCGGCATGTCTGTTTTGTGTTGATACAACAGCTTTACTTTTTTAGGGCCGCGCTTTCGTAAGCTTCTCTTGAATGCGCCTTTCTGTATTACGTCATTACCTAAATCTGTGTTGCCAAATATCGAACCGTAGCCTTCAAACTCACCCTTGCCCTCGTCAGTTGTTTCTGCCACAAGCTCTGTTTTAATATCTATAAACGATTGTTCTGTACAGTCATCGCAGTCACACTCACCATCACAAGCTGCCTTTTTCTTCGGCTTCTTTCTTTTGTCTTTGTCATCATCGTCATTATAACCACGCACATCGCGACCAACGCTCTCGCGGTAGTCATCGTGGCTAGAACATGGCATAAATACTGTTCTGCCGTCTTCATCATGGGAATGTGTTCCGCTACAGCCTATCTGACTAGCTCTGTCTGCGGCTTCTTCTTCGGTGGTATAAACGTCCACTCGTACACGAGCTTTTTGTTCGTTATCAAGCTCTCTAAGTAGATCCGTTATTGCTTGTTCTGCCATATTTTCGCCCATTCCAATTTATTGGTATTGGTCCCATTTGAAACCGGCTTACTATCTTTTGACAGTAATCACCAACTGTAGACCAACATTCACGGTATTACAACATCCCTTTCGTCTGCATAAATGATGACACATCTGCAATTAACTGAGTGAAAAGCGCCGCCTGCGGGATCACCAACATGCTGCATTTTGACAATGCCAACTTTAGGGGTTGAAAGCTCAAAAGGCTCCGACATTTCTTTTGTTTGTCCGTTCGCAGCTCTGTGCTCCGGCCTTGTTCTTTCGTCATTAGTTGCTACCCACTGTTTCATCATTTTAATATCAAACGATTGTTGTGCTTGTCCGTAATACAGATGGTTAGCTCTACTTATTGCGCTGTGTGTCTCTGTTCTTGCTATGAGAGCCGCTCTACTTGGCGATATTGCTGTTACTCTCTCAGTAATCCTGCGTGATATTTCAGCCAATGTAAGATCATCTAAACGTCCTTGCCTGATGATCTTGTCAATCTGTCTAGCGATTCTAAGGCTTATGTTGGTTAGAAATAGTTGTCGGGTGGCAAAATATTCAGCAACCAATCTTTCAATATCCACTTGTCTGCCGAATACCTCAAACATCTCTTGTTTGCGCGCAAGCTCATATTCTTCGTTATTTATCTGAAAGACATTACGAAAGCATAATGCATAGTGCTCAGACAGAACTGGGTACAACTCGTCAGTTAGCCTTGTTGCTGTAACATCTGGTTCGTAAAAACCAAAGTTTCTATATAAAAAAGATTGAGACTGCCCAAACTTTCTTATTCGCGACAGAATCTTGCCATAAATGGATTGCTCCAATCGTTTTTGCAAAGCAAGCTTTTTTCTTATCTCGACAGAACGCCTTATGCGGCCACGTCTGGCTGTTTCTAGAATCTGTTTCTGTGCGTACAATCTACGTCTTACTGCTTAAAGGATGTCCCTTAGGAAATAAATCATTGTCATGCTTGCCACTTTTGAACCGACCGGTTCTTAATGCTCTTAAGTAGCTGTTAACACGGCCAAGCGCCCATTGTTCTGCGCTTCTTACGTTTGGCCTCACCGATTGTGGGTTAGTCTTATATGCGCCAACCCCACGATTAAATACGGTAGTAAGTGTTCGCAGATTCGTTTTCTTCGTCTTACTGTTACCATACTTATCGTTATGGTCTTTGACTTTATTTTTTAATGCTTCGCGCATAGGGCCAGTTAAAGCCTTCAGTTCTGCTGTAAGCAGATCAATCGTATCGTGCAAGCTCTTTATTTCGTTATTCATTTATTACCCCGTTAAATAATGATTCTACGTTTTTACCTTCTTCTCTTTCTATCTGGTCTCTTTTCTTTCTAGCCCACGACTGACCACTGTCGCCACCCCACAGCGCCCACGCAATTCGCCCTGCGCTCGGGTAGCCTTTCTCCCCAACATTAAACCCCTCCGCTTGTTTGTCTACTTCATGGCGCGAAAAGAATGAATGCATCCTCTTTACGGTATCGACGCTCATATTTTTACCACTGGCAATATCTCTTGCCCTTGCAACACCGACTTCAGTGCCGCCTCGGTTATGCTCTCGACGCCATTCTAGTCCTCTTCTTGCCTCTGCCACCATTCCAGAGGTTGGTTTTAAATCTATATCTGCTAAAGCTTTTTCTTCGTCATCTTCTAACTGCGCCGCATCTTCTTCGTTTGTATTGTCACTTTCTGGCGCGTCATCCACTCCAAGCGGAAAAAGTGTTGCAGAGACAAGCAAGGAGTCTGCACCGTCTATTGGAGATAAACCGACCAACTCTCTTGCTTCATTTCTTGTCATTACGCCTGCGTTTACAGCTCCAATAACATTTTCATAAACCCTTCGTCGCCTTTCTGCGAGAGCTGGTATTGCATCAATATCATATGTGAATACGAGACTCTCTCCATACAGCGGCACTAACCACTCGTTTAAATCGGATTCCAATTTACGCAAATAAGGAATAATGGTTTCTTCATATAGTGCTAGCCTTGCTTCCGCGACATTCGCATACGTCTGCTGGTCAGGCACTCCCACGAGTTGTGACGGAACACCAAAACACATTGCTATATCGGTTGCACTTAGATGCTTCAGGTTTATAAAGTCCATATCTTTTGGACTTAGGCCCATTTCTTTCCAATCAAAGTCGCCCTCTAAAAGCAGAGGCCTGCCGGCATTCATTGTGCCAGAGAACCGATTATTGAGATCCGTCAGAAGTTGTTGCCTCTGACTCTCGCTTAGGTTTACTTGGTAACCCGCATCGTCTTTCGGCTTGAATATGACTGCGCCCGATGGCCTCGCGCCGTTATTTAAAAGGTTTATGTTGTGGTTACTGGAAAGATTGTGTTGATCCACTTCTACAGCGGCAGCAGTGAGCGGGCTACATCCATAATAATCATCTAAAGGATTCCAGAGCTTCGTCTGTTTTAGATCCGAGAAACCTGTGTCTTGATCCACTTCATATATCTCTTGCACTCTGCCGTTAATGACATATTCATAGCTTGATGGAATCGCACCTTTGCCGCCATTCACTTTTATTCTGTCTGGTCTTAATAGATGCAGCTCTCTCGGTTGGTTTGACATGCCACCAACCTTCACATAATAAGCATTTCCAGAAAGCATTAGGTAGCCGAAAAGACTGTTAAAAAATTCGCTGTACGACTGCAAGGGGTTTGGCCGATCTAATAAAGATCTTAGCGGGTGGTTCTCCAAGATTGTGTCACCAGATTTTACAATATACGGAACGCTGCTAGCGCCCTTGCTTATCTCATTTACACACCGGAACACGATTGCGTTTTTCATGTAGCCCTCGCGGGCTAAATCTTCGTAACTATATTGCTTGGTCGTGCCGCCCTTAATGCCGAAATATCCGACCATCGAACCTTGTTTGGTTTCAACTGTTGGTGTAGATGTAAACGCGCCTCTCAAAGAATCCAAAATGCCCATTAACTAATCCTCCACTGCACGCCACCCTTTGACTTGCTTAATTCTGACAAGCCCCAGACTAGCGCATCCAACCTATCCGGGCTTGGCTTTAAACGTTCTCCTGTGTAAGTACACATTTGATCTTCAAGCTCTGGGAAAGTTCCCATGTGGTGAACGCGATCTTGTTCATATAATGCAGCAATTGGCTCTGCTCTGACAAGCTTACCTCTCGTAGCGTGAACAGGTCTATAAGGTATGTTTGGATCTATTGTTCTTAACAATCTTTCTACCAAATCGCCACCATTGTTAACCTCGGCTACAATTCTATCGGCTTGCCATTCGTAAAATGTACGTACCGCAAGCTTACCCCATTCGTCCGCACTATGTCTTCCACTTAGATCCTCTAAAACGTAAAAGTGGTTTCGGCTGTCTTTTCCCACCACAACAATGCCAGTTTCATCAGAGTCCTCGCCACTCGTAACGGCAGGGTCAATCGCCACCATAATCTGTGTAAGTTCTCGCTCATCTTCTTCGCACAATCTGTTTCTTTCGATAAGGTCATTGCTCCAAAGCGCGCCTTCTGTCGCATCTATAATTTCGGCGTATAGCTCCTGCCGGCCGAGACTCGTTCCTTCATACCGCTCTTTAAGCATCTGCAAGGCCGACTCAGCTAGGTTCGCTTCGTTCTCAAATGTATTGCCGGTTGTGACGTATGTATCTGATCTTTCTACCAATCTTTTAATTATTGGTGATGGCTTAGGTGTGGTAGTTATTACACATTGCGGATTGTCGCCTAATCGCAGACCGAACATAAGTTGGTCAAAAGCCTCTGGGTATCGCCATGCCGCTAATTCATCGCACCACGCTCTGTGAAACTGTGGCCCTCGCAGTCTTTCTGGCTCTTGCGCGGCATACCCTATGATTTTGCTACCGTTATACAATCGTATCTCGGACGTACTTGCGCTGTATCCTTTGAGATCTTTTCTGTTTGCGAAACACTCACTCGGTATAATGCTCATAAGTCCGCTAGGGCCAGAAAAACAAACCCTTCGAAGGTCTCCATGTGTTGGCGCAACTACGGCACAGATTGTATTTGGATTTGTCAGAGCATAAATTGCTATGTCTTGAGCGCCAGTTCTTGTCTTACCCCAGCCTCTGCCAGCCAAGATTAACCAGAGATAATGTTTTTCAGCAGGCCGTAATTGTTTTGGTCTTGCGCTTTTTACCCAGTTAGTGCGTAGGTGTATGGACGCTATCTCGCTTGCTTGCTTCAAGCTCGTCAAGCAGTTCCATAGCGTCTCTGAACGCGTTTTCTTGTATGTTTGCATTTATCTCTACGTTATGGGTTGTCTCTCCCAGCGCTAGTTTTGCAAGCCGTTGCGCAGAGAGAGCTGCGTTGGCTAATGCGTGGACCTGACTAGGAATAAAGCTTCTTTGTCCGTTGGCTATCGCCTCGTTGTTCTGTCGTATGTTTTGTGCAACCGTTGCCATAAGTGCTTTCGCTAAATTGACACTCGTAGAATCAAATTTTTTACCCTCTTCTGCTAGCTCTTGCAGTCTTTCTTCATCAAGCTTTGCTTCGAGAGTCCTCATAAATTGTTCTTTTTCTTGCTTCCAGTTTTCCTGTCTGCTAACCCTGTATAACGTGCTTTGAGAAACTGAGAATTTTTTTACCAAGGACTCTATGCTTGGAAAGGTACGCATCCCTGCGCTGTTAAGCGTACCCTGCACAAATTCATTGCGAATCTGTATTTTTAGTTCATCATTTAATTTTAAAGACGACTGTTTTCTGGCCATTATTTCTCAGTTTTTGCCGCTTCCCAAAACGGAATAATACTGATACTAGCTGTTTTTGCAAACGGTGTTAGTCCACGAAGTTATAACTGGACCAGTCATTATCACTTACTTCTTCTATGTATGGCTTAAAGCTTCTTTTCGCTGTGTCATATACGAACTTAACCTCTCCTATGTTTCCATATAGGCCTTGTTCTCTGATCTTTCTAGTAATAATTCGTGTGCTGTTTTCATCGAAATCTCGATGCACCGTTATGATAACGTCACTTTGATTTGACCAGTGAGAACTGCCACTTATCTCATAGCTTGTTGGTGGTGCATATCCACCTGTTTCACTCTTCGGTAGCTTCGTTGGATGCGCGACAACCCAACAAACGATGTCATATGTCTTTGCGAATCGTTTACAGAGGCTTATAAAATCCCTTATGTGCTCATCTTCTCTTTGATTGCCGGATCTCTTTGCGCTTACCTCGTTGTACGGATCAATCATAATTCCATTAATGCCGTACTTGTACACTGATGACTGCGCGATTTGTAGAATTGTAGAAATGTCTGGGATTGTGTCTTTTGTTTCTATGAAATAAAAATGATCATGTATGAACTCTACAGCATCGTTGAGCTCTTCTAATGACATTCTGTTAGTGAAACCTTCGTCAAAGGACTTTTCTTTATACATCTGCACCAATCTTCTGATATGCATTGGCGTGCTGTGTTCTGGCGAAAAGATTGCAAACTTCCAATCGTGATTTGCTGCAAGCTTTAGTAAGACTTGATCCATAAATATTGATTTGCCGTGATTTGGTATGCCCGTTATCGTGTGGAAAGTTCCTTTCATTACTTTATAAATTTTATCAAGCCCCGCCATGCCAATATCAACAGGTTTAGTGTAGTTACCGTGGTAAAGGTCTTTCACTTCATCTAGATAATCATGTGCTGTATACAACCCATCAACGGGGTATGGCTTCGCTTCTTCGATAAGGTTTTTAAGTATGCGAAGGCCATGTTTCACCAAGACTTCATTTGCATCTTTACAATCTTGCGGTGGTTTTACCCACCAACATCTATCCTTTCCAAATCGGTGTAAAAGCTCTTTATGCAAAGCTTTTCCAGCTGTGTCCATATCGGTGAATAGAATGATCTTTTTTGCCTTTAGTGGACAATTTTCCAATGCTCTAAACCGAGCATCACCTTTCTTGTATTTAGGTTCTTTGGGCGCACCATTTGGCAAAGATGTAGAAATGTAGCCAGCTTCTGCAATACTGAGAACATCCATCTCGCCCTCTACAAAAACAAGCGTATCAGCTGACATGGCGTTCTTGTAATTGTACAAGTACTGCTCTGCATCTTTACTTTGTTGAAACTGCTTGTCAGGCGATCTTTTCTTTATATTTACCAGCTCTTCGTTTTCATTAAAGTATGGAAAACAAACCCAGTTGCCCTCTTGATATATGTTCATTGTTTGCACCAACTCTTTACTAATACCTCTGTTCTTAAAAAAGTCGGTAAGGGCATTTGTTACCTTTGGATCTTTCGGGGCTTCTGGCCTTTTATATTCCTTTTTTTTGTATTGATTACCCGTTCTAATTGGCTGAGAACTGCTAGCACTTCCTGTCCACTCACAGTGATGGCAAAACCATACAGCGCCCTCCTCGTTGATCGTTACACTTAATGGATTGTCTGAAAGCTTGTGCGGTGGCTGACACTGTGGACACTTAACCTTGTGGTTACCCATTGTATATTCTTTGAGACGTATGCCATTTTCGATAAGAGCATCAATGTTCATCTTACTTCTCCTTCAATTTAGAAAGCCCTTTGGATCGTTCAACGTAACGACCCATTTTGGGTCTGGGTCCATTAATAATAATTTAAGATCTTCTACAGATCTTCCGCTAATCTCTGACAACCTTCGCAGAGTAATATTCGTTTGATCAAATAAATCTATAATCTCAATGTCTGTCATGTTTTTTTCTTTCATCGTATTAACCCGCTAGATCATTTAATGTTTTGCGCTTTTTCATAATTCTGTCGGATGGTTGAAAAACCAAGGATCCATCTTGTTCTTCGGTAATAACCCAATAATCTCTCCACCTTTCTTGGTTTAACCAAGTACTGAGGTGCGGAATAAATCTCTCTTCTGTACCCGTACACTCCTTGTTAAATTCACGAACTGCAATGTAAATAGCCTTTTCAATAGAAATATTTGTTTTAATGTCCGCAAGCTTTGATAAGGGTTTGCTTTCTTTACATTGTTTGAAGAATTTGTCTTGTGCGGCTTTCTTTCCTACTTTGCGCGGATAGATTTTATAGATTTCAGAAAACACTTTGCTTAAAAAGTCTTTTTTATTCTCTTTTGTTTTCTCTTTAGTGTTGTTGGTCTGTGGAGACCCTACCCTATAGTCTTCAGAGACCAATGGATCTGGTCTTACGCTACCAATGGTCAACTCGTATAGGTTGCTCGTATAGCCACCGTTATCTAGTCTTCTGTGATGTATTTTTAGCAAGCCTAATTTTTCAAATTCTTTGATAGCCAGTTGTACGCCCTTCGGGCTTTTGAGACCTACCAGTTTCGCCAAGTGTTTGTAAGACGGGTAACAAGTACCTCTTTCGTCGGCGTAATTTGCGAGCGCAACCAAAATGAACTTTTTTGTAGGCGTTAGGCCGTGTATCTTGAGGGCCGAGTTAAGATGTTCGATGGACATGATTTCTCCTTACGGGAGACAATATATATCCACCATTTTTTATTGTAAACCCAAAAAGGACTAAAGATTTTTAAGATAAGCGGGCAGGCTATGAGTCTGTTGCCATCCTAGGTCCTTTATCTTGGCTGTATGTGTCGGTGCCGCAAGCCTATTACCCTTGCGTTCTGGTTGAAAATCAAAATCAAGACCAAGCATCTGAGCAATCTCGATAACTGTAAAAGCCTCTGCTGCCGCAATTCCGTAACCATCGCCATAGCCTTTGTAACTGGCCAACTGTAATCCGTTTACAATGTCATCAACATGGGTATAGTTTCGAGTTTGTGTGCCGGGCCTTGTAATCTTTACCGCTTGGCTTTGTTGACGCGCTTTTAGAAATTTAGCAATGACGGTCGCGTATTTACCATCTGTTAGCTCACGAGGTCCGTAAACATTGTAGAAATATGTAATAACAAAGCTTAAGTCAAACCATTCGCAGAACGTCTTGACCAGATCGGCATTCATCATTTTTGTGTACGAATAAGGACTCGCATAAGCGGCAGTCCCATCATCTCCAAACCTCGTACTACTACCACTGTATATTATTTTGGCAGAGTGCTTGCGCGCCAATCTCAAAACCTCGTAGATACAATTCCAGTTGTACCGAAAGACGAGATCTATATCATCAAAGCTTTGTTCAACTCGGCTGTACTCACCGAGATGAAAGATTAAGTCAATTTTTGTGTCCGCAAAATGCTCAAAGATGGTACTAGTCTCTGCGTTTACATAATTACAGGAACTGTTTTTCCAGCTCTCATTGCCAGTAAAAAGATTATCCAGACAATGAACCACATGGCCCTCGCTCACCAACCTATCTATGAGATGGCTTCCGACAAAGCCCAAACCGCCGGTGACTAATACATTAAGGTACTGAGAGACGTAATTATTTTGTTTTATCAATCACAAGCTCCATACCATAGTTGTTGGTCCTACCAGAAAGTACAACGTCATCCCGCCTGACTAATCTGTTTTTCTCGCCGAAAGGCCGATAATTGCAGTGATGGTGCCATCTTCCATACTTAAACGAAATCTTGCAAACATCGGGGTGGAGATCCACAATCATCTGTGATTTATCTTTTGTGCCCTGTGCATAGAGCTGGTCAGTATTTCCACCCTTCATTACTTGAGTGGATACTTTATCTTGCAAGATTGTATTGAATAATAATGTACACCAACCAGCCTTAAGCATATCGAGACTTAGTATTGTGTCCTCGTTATACCTTCCACGCCATCTAAAAGGGCTGTCGGTCCGTATCAAATTACAGCTATAGATTCTGCTGTTTAAAGTGAAAGGGTGTTTCTTCTCTCTAGACGGATAAAAATAATCATAATGCGGACCCGCCATAGCAACGTTTTTGTATCGCGTCGCAAAATCTTCGATAATCTTAAGAGGCGCTCCATTTCGCACTGGAATCTTTCTATTGTTATGCATCCTTCTAAAGCGACGAATGTTATCATCCATAATCCAATGCCATTCCCAGCCCTCTTTTTCGGCCGTGTCCCAGATAAAATTTCTAGCGGGGCCTGAGCCAGTGGTCTTGGTAAGACCGTATTCATCACACAAGTCGTATTTTTCTTTGTACGACATATCAAGCTTTAAAAGTTTTGACTCGTCTTCTACCTCATTAAGGTAGTTTTCGTATTCATCAGGCTCAACGACCAATCGGTAATGGATGCCTAACTGATCCCACCATTTGGATGTCAGTCTGCTTTGCCATCGGCCCTTGCTTGGAATAAAGATAGGGTAAGCTGGATCGTTCTCGCGGTTTATTTTTTCAGCCATACTTGTGGCCGATTGTTCCAGAATTTGGTCTTTGTCATTTCATAACCGAAGTCACGCATCAGACGGACAAACAATCTCTGCATCTTGCTTTGATCAATAACCGTATTGCCATGCTCGTAGTTCTCGAAATGGCCCATTGCTCTCGTGTTGAACGCATTTGCAATAATTAGCACCTTTGGATGAAGGTTCAACACATCTTCTAAATGTTCTAAAGGATTTCTTATATGTTCAAAATATTCACTAGCGAAGACTAGATCTTGTTGAGGCAGGCCTTTAACGTCGGGTTTCATATTAAAGCCATACTCTTTTGCCATCCAAGTGTTAAAAGTCCACTGCTCTGTACCTCGCATATTAGTGCCAGTAACATCTGCATTAGGATACATCTGCTTGAGAATCGCTGTTGTATAGCTAACGCCGCACCCTAAATCCAAGACAGAATTTATATTATTCAAGCGCGGATATGCCGTCAGTGCTGGCGACATCTTCGCAACCTGAGAAAGGTATTTGCGACTGTATGTGAGAAAACAAAACCACGTGTCCAAAAAGTAAAAAGCGTTGGAATAAATAGAGAAATCTTTGCAATTGGAAAAATACCACTTGTGCTCCAAGTTCAATAGCGGCTTGCAAAATTCACCGGCATTTTTGTTGCCCTTATGAAAACTTATATAATTTTTTAAAATCGTCTCGGCCAATGTGATAGGAACTGCTGAGTTAGTAACGCCAATGTATCGGCGCAAAAAATCGAAGGACAGATCACTTGGTTTTTGTGGCAATAGGTCATTCATATCTTCTATCTCGAATCGTGAATTCCTCTTGCTCTGGATACCAGATGGATTTTGTTTTTTCTGTATGGCCTTGGCCTATAAGAGAGAAAAACGTATCTACGTCAGCTTGGCTTTCAAAATGTACTAATACAGACCTCATTGGTTTTAAATCGTCTTGATCATAATCTGGCATATCCTGCCATTCTTCTAAAGGGTCAAGCACAACATTTGGATCAACCATCGGCATAATTTCAATATCAGAAAATGCCAATAAATTTAGATCATAGCCATTCTCCTCAAGCTTCTTGATCTCAGCCCATAGCAGCTCGTTGTCCCAATCGGAGTTTAATGCAATATTGTTGTCAGCAATTGTGAAAGCCTGTTTTTGCTGATCAGTAAGATTGTCAATCTTATGAACTGGCACAGTATTGCTACCTAATGTTTGCGCAGCCAGAAACCTACCGTGGCCGGCTAATACCATATTTTTTTCATCAACAATTATAGGGTTCAAGAACCCAAACTCTTTTATGGATGAAGCTATCTGATTTATCTGGTCTGATGTATGCACTCTAGGATTATCAG